GGGCTTATTGATAATCTGGCTGCGGGTATAGCTGGGCGTATCGTCCGCCCCGGCCAGCGCCAGGATGCCTTGGATAAAATCGGTGACGTCGCTTTCGAAGTCGTCAACTTTCAGGTCCAGCGGCACATAGCTGGCCTTGATGGCCGTGGCCGTCTGATTGCCTGCGCTCACGGCGGCGCTGTCAAACGCCTGAAAATCCTCGTACAGCTTGCGCTTGAGCATGTCAATGGTTGCGTTAGTGCCCTCAAAGGGGGCCTCGATGGTGTGCGGCTCTGCGTTCACTTCGTCATCGGTGTGGGCCACGTGGAGGGTCTTGATACGCTCCAAAAACTTCACGTCGTCCAAGTCATTCATGCCGCCCGCATTGGTCAGCACCCAATAGATGAGGTTGCCCTCGTCCACGTTGTTTACCATGTTGGAGCAGACCAGGTCCAGCGCGTCCACGGTGTTCCGCCGTCCCCGCAGCTCCGACCGGCAGTTTTTGCCGTTTTTCAGAGGGACAATCGGGAATCCAGGATAATTGTCACCGTCCAGAATGGTCTCCGCGCCCAGGCCGTCCGTGCGGACATTGACCTTGTACCGTTGTTTGTCCGTCAGCACGGTCATGTTCTCCCCGCTGCGCTGGATGTACTCGGTGTATCCGTCCAGCTCGTACAGCGTGGCACGAAGCGGCTTATCGTCTGCCACTTGCCAGAACCGCACACCGGCCATCAAGGCACCGTTTTCCTCGTCGTAAAGGGGCGCAAACTCGGTCAGCTCGAACACCTGAACCCGGTCCAGGTTGAAGAACCCGAACGCCACGCCGCATACCAGGGCGCTCTTGCCTGCGTCCTTGACCCGCTGGTCAAAGTCAGCGCCCAGTCTGGCCTTTGTCTCCCTCTTCTGAAAGGTCACGCCGTTGCCCAGCAGATAGTTTGCCTCCTGCCGCACGACAAATCCAAAGAAACTTGACATGAGTTTGTGGTTTGCCGTGTACATGTCCCGGTGGGCGCGTCCCTGAAGGTCATAGATGATCTTCTCATACCGGCTGATGGTGGGATTCTCGCCGTCGTAATATCGCTGTGCGTCTACCGCGAACCGGTAAGCCGCAGAGCCTTTGTGCTCATTGATGACCCGCCGGATAAAATCCATTCGGTCCTGTTCGTTCTCGCCCACGGCGAGCAAGTCCTGATATGTCAGCAAGCTATCACCTCTCCCACAGGGGGATGTATTTCTCCCCGTTATCATCCCGCACTTTCCGGCGCAATACTGTCATTGCAAAGTAACGTGTATCATCCATCGCGTGGTCGTTCTCCTTAATTGGCCTGTCCTCTGTGGATTTTTCGTCCCAGCGGTAGAGGCCGAATTCCCGAATGGCGTCTTTACACGACCTGTGTATCTTCAGCGCACCGCTGCGCAGATACCTCGCCGTGGTGGCGATGCCCGGCAGCACGTCATTGACCGCCTTGCGCACCTTGAACTTCCCGTGCCGCTTGATAACCTCGATGAAGGACGCCGCCGACGGGTCCACGATGACGCTTATCACCGGCAGCTCTCCCACCAGCTTCTCCAACTCCGTATAATATTCCTCGTCAGTCTTGTTTCTGTGTTCTTCCCGCCCGGAGTAGTAATACTCCCGGATGCGGGTGGCCGTCTTGCCGTCCCAGCACCACAAACCAGCAGAAAATGGGTTCAGCGTGCCGTAGTCGCAGGAAATGTAATATTCCCCGCTCTCCGGCACATCGTCCACGATGTTTTCCTCGCCAAAGTCGTATACCAGACCCTCGGCCAGCACCCACAATCCACGGATATATCGGTCGTAGAACACACCGGTAAACATGTTCTGGTAGCGCTCCAGCGTCTTTTCGCTCAGGCCGAGGTTGTCCGTCATCTCAAAGTGCAGATACAGAGCGTTGCGCTCTTTGTGCCGCTTGATCCACTCTGTATAAAACCAATGCTGTGGGCTCCCCGGGTTGCAGGAAAACCACAGCTTTGCGCCGTCTACTGAACAGCGGGTCAATGCCTGTTCCACAAACGAGCGCGGCATCAGCACCACCTCGTCCAGCAGCACCCCCGCCAGCGTGCGGCCTTGGATCAGCGTATAGCTTGCCTCGTCCTTTCCACCGAACACTTCAAAGTAATTCGTCACGGCTCCGCGCCGCACTTCCATTACCTTGTCGCCGCGCCGCCAGCGGATGATATAGCGCTCCTTTGCCAAGCTCATCGCCGTAAACGGCACGATGATGTTCTTGGTGCAGCTATCCACCGTGCGGCCACACACACCGAAGCGCTGACCGCTGAAATTCTCCATCGCCCAGCGGACGAACGCCCACATCATGATGGAAGTCTTGCCGGAACGCACAGCACCGTCGCAGATCAGTGCATCATACTTGGAATAGGGGAAAGCAAGGATTTTCTGCTGCTTCGGGCTAATCATCGCTCTCCAACCCTTCTGCCATTTCACGCAGGCTCACGCTCAAAGCGTCCTCCTGCGTGTTGTCTGCCGGCAAACCCAGCTCAACAATATCGCGCTGCCCAAGGTACTGTTTCCCCAGCCAAATTGCCATGCTTGCGTTCTTTGCCGCAAGCTGCCACTGACTTCTCCGCAGCGAAATTTTCCCCGCTCCTCGCTTTTGCTTAAATACCTCGGAAAAACTGGCATGATAGGTGCGTTTACACCAACTATCCAATGTTTTATCGGTCACACCAAACCAGCCGCAGATCTCTTCAAGCGTGCATTGCAGGCCGCAGAGGTTTTCGAACTGCTTCTGGTCTATTTCCTTTCTTGGCCTTGCCATACGCACCCTCCTTTCTCCGCTGGCGTTTAATAAACTTCTCCATGTCCCTCTTTAGGTGCGGGCTGCTTGTATTTTCGATGATTGCCCGCGCTTCTTCAATCGTCATGCCCAAGTCCTGCCACGATTTTCTTTTCTCTGTCGGAAAGTTCCCACACGTTTGTATCACGCACTCTTACTTTCTCGGCGGCGGCTTTCTCGGCGGCGGCTTTCTTTGAAAGCAAATAGCCGCTTCCGAATAGTGCTTTCCCGCTTTCCTTCTGCGCATCAAGACCACGAATGAAATGCACATCATCTGCACAAATTTCAAGTGATACGCCATGCGCCGCCATGTAGCAAAGCATTGTTGCCGTTAATACTTCGTCCGGATATTCATATTTTGGGAGCGTTTTATGCTGTTTTGCAAGATTTTCTTTATTCGCTTCGTCTATCTGCTCTCTCAAATCAGATGCGGCAATAATTTTTTTGCTTCCTAAGTTCGTCACAAACGATGTGTTTACGCTTGCACCGTTTTCATAAACCACACCGCTACCGCAAGCAACGTAGTTTGCCTTACCTCGCATGATTCCGAGCAACGTCAAAGTCGGCGCAAAAAGAAAATATGCAATGCCGTTTTCTGTATACCACTCACAGATCTCAGAAATAATAGAAAATGGAGGATTGTCAATAACAACGCACCCTTTTGGATAGTTTTCTTTTTTGTAATTTCCTCCGGGATAAAAAGGGCGAACAACAGGTGGATTACCAAGTTTATATTTTTTCAGGCTCCACCGCTTGGCTACATTGTAAATATTTTCTGGTGTGTAGCAATCGTCCGTTGTTTTCTTCGCCTCGAACTTTTCAAGGAAAGCTTGGTAGTCCTCGTCATCGTCTGAAAGCTCTCCACGCTCCATCCTTTCCCGGAACTCCTGCTCTCTTTGCTCGTTGGTCATTTCTTCAATTTCGGATTCGTCCAGCTCCGGAAAAGAAAAGTCAAAATCAAACGCCGACAGGTCAAGCCCAGGCAGTTCCACCGCCAGCAGGTCAACGTCCCAGTCGCTCTCGTTGCTCTTGTTATCCACCAGACGTAGGGCGTTCACCTGCTCCGGTGTCAGATCGTCCACGCAGACACAGGGCACTTCTTCCATGCCCAGCTTTTTTGCCGCCAGAGCGCGGCAATGCCCGATTACGATCACGCCGTCACGGTCAATCACAATTGGCTGTACAAATCCGTACTGCTTGATGCTCTCCGCAACGTTGTTGATTTGCCGCTTATCATGCTTTTTTGCGTTTGCGGCATACGGCACAATATCCGCAAGCCGCCGTTTTGTGATTTCCATGCCATCCTCCTGTTTTGCTACCAGCCCCACCCCTTGGCCTTACATAGCAGACTTTACCCGCCCCGAGGGGCTACAACGCTGTCTCTTCCAGCCGTCAAGGTCGGTTTGCATAACCTCCGCGCCCGTAGACACGAGCCGCTATTTGGCACAAGCGGCAGGGGTCGAACCCGCATATCTGGGAGTCAAAGTCCCATGCCTTACCATTTGGCTACGCCTGTGTATGTCCCCGCTGGGACACATCGTTGAGAGGTGCGCGGGGTCCTATGGCGCAGGAGGTGAACGCCATAAATGATAGAACCGCAAAGGCTTTTACACCTCTGCGATTCTATTATCTCATAAACAAATGGCTTTTTAAGGCCAACTTTTAGTCATCGAGCAGGCCGTAATTCCGTGCGACGCACTTGATAAAATCCGTATGCCAGCGCCTTACCGTTCGGTCGGAACAGTTGACCGCCATTGCCGCCCCTTCGAGCGTGTGGGTCTTGTCCCAGAACACAAGTCGGATAAACTCCAATCGGTCTTCTCCGTCTTGCATTGGCCTTGTTTCGCTCACCGCCTTGCGCACAGCGTTGTTTTCCAACAAAGCCACTCCATGCAACTCCTGTTCTCGGTCGGGGTCGTAGCGGCGGATAATGGCCTTTACATAGCCCCACCAACTGTAGCGCGGTTTACTCATGCCGCACCAACTTTCTCTTCACCCACGCCCACAGGTTACGCCACGGGTGGGCTTCTGCGTAATCGGCGCGCATGATCGCGCCAATCTTCTCCAACTGCATCTTGTTTACGTCTCTACGCAGCGTCCTCGAATAAGCTTCGCACCGCACGATTTTATCATTCATTTCCCTCAGTGCTCCCTCTGCGGCGCCCAGCTCCGCATTCGCCCTCCACAGCGCCGCCTCAGTATCGGCGAGCTTGTTCCGCAGCGCATCCGCGTCCGCTTTCAGATTCGCGATCACGTTCTCGCGGGTGATGGCCTCGCCGTTCATCTGGCTGATCTGCTCGTTCAGTGCGACGTTTACCCGCTTTAACTCCTGCACTTCCGCCTGCGCTTCCTCCACCATCTTCGCCATCTGGTCTTTGGTGTACTTCTTTACGTTGATGCTCATAATTTGGCTCCTTTCATTCGTAGCTGTTCTTCCCGCCCCCGGTCGCTCACGATGCTCACGACCTTCACGTCGCCGTAGTGCTCAAGGTCCATGGCGATACGCTCCTTGATGCCCTGCGCATCGGCGGCGGGGACGTTGGCTTTAATTGTGATCGTCAGCATGGGCAACCGCCTCCCTTTTCTGCGCCTCAAAGTAAAACTCAATTGGCTTTTCAGCCTCGACGACATTGCCATAAACTACGCCGATTTTGTAGATATAGTTCTCTCGCAGTTTTCGCGGAATTTCCGCGATGTAGCGGCGGAATGTTTCAAGCGAATTTGCCCTCTTGTAGTGGTTACACATACGACAGGCTGGCATGAGGTTGTCAAAGTCATCTGTTCCGGCGTCCTCAATGCCCCACGCCATCAATGGTTGAAAATGGTCTACCTGCATATCCTTGTAGGCGATTTCACGCCCACAATACGCACAATGGCCGTCATACTTCCGATAGACCGCTTCGCGCTTTGATTTGCTAATTGACATCCTTCATCGCCTCCAATGCCTTCTCCGCCTCCTCGCGGGTGGCCAGCTCCCGCAGGCGGTCGATGCCGCCAAATTCTCCTACGATAGTGCAAAGGTCGCTCCCGTCTT